TTTAATGAGAAATATTTTAAAGTTTAGAAATATTACCATTAAAGATAAGTTGAAAGGGAATTTATAAATACCTAAAGAAACTTATATAAAATATATAAATAATAATTAATACTATTTATATATAATGGTTTATAATAGTACTAAATGTCGTAGATTTGCAGGTATGTGCCCTAAACCTCATGTTCAAGGTCGTGGAATGGGTTCAGTTGTAATTCGTAAAGGTGGTCCAGGAGCTGGTTCAAGTTATCAAGATTTAGATGACTATATTCAAACTACAGGTAATAATCCAGCAACATATACTTCAACTAAACTTACAGGAATGGGTATTTCTAAAAAACTTTCTTCTAGATTAGAAAAATTAAAATTAGAACCAAGTAAAAGAAAAAATATCGTAATGAGTTTCTAATTATTTATTTAAAAGTATTTATACATTATATTATATAATAATATTATAATGTGTGATAAATTAGTTTTTGACCTATCTCAAGAAATTGAAGGTTCGCCTTCTGTTTTTATTAGAAAAGACTGGATTAGTATGCTTGATAATCAAAATCAAAATTATAATAATAATCAAAGTATTATAGATACTTCTCAAATTTGTAATAGTAATAAATATATGTCATATAGAGAAGCATATTTGAGTATTCCGTTTCTACTTACATTAGGAACACAATCTATAACAGCCCAAGGTACAGCTGGAGGTGCATCTATTATTAATGGTAATGCTACGACTGGTTTTACACCTGCAACAAATGAAAAAAGCGCAGATAGTGCTATAGGATTAAAAAATTGGTTTGGTCAAATTATTCATTCTTTTACTCTTGATTATAATGGTACAACAATTATTCAACAAACTCCATATGTAAATATGTGGAATTCTTTCCGTCTTCTTACAAGTATGAGTTTAGATGATATTAATGTTCAAGGTGCAACTATTGGTTTTTTCCCTGATGATGCTTTAACATGGCAATTTATTAGTCCAAACGGTGATAATGCAACAACTGGACCAACTGGAAACGGAACATGTAATAATACTAATTTGAATAGTATTACACAACCCACTGGAAATTTTAATTCTTTTAAAGCCGGTGGAGGTAATGAAGGCTATATTCAAAGACAATTTTTAATTAATTTTGATTTAAATGGTAATTGTGGTAATAAAGCTACTAATCCAGGAATTTCTACTCCTTATGGTGCATTAATTGCAGGTGGTACTAATGGTAATCCTAATGGTGCTCAAGGTTCAATGAATCTTTTATGGAAATCATATATTACTACTAAAGTAAATCAAGTTTCTCCAGCATTAGATGGTACAGCAGTTACATATCCAGATATTACAAATGGTATGTTCCAAATTAGTGTAGTAGCTACAGTTTATTTAAAACATATTCATTCATTTTTTAATTTTTGTCCTTTAATTAAAGGTGCATTTATGAAAATGACTTTGAATTTAAATAATACTACAACAGCATTTACTACGACTACAGGAGTAGCAGCGCCTGCGAATTCAGTCGGTACACCGATTCAAATGTCTTGTACTAGTATTCAAAATCCATTAGGAGGTGTTAATCCTTTACTTATTTCATCAGGGGCTTTTGATTCTACTAATGTAGTAGCAGGTGTTACAGTTGGTACTTTGGGTAATCAAGGTGGTACTTCACTTTTTGCTTCGAGTGTTAATACTGTACCTCCAGTTATTCCGCTTTATAATGTTATCATTAATTATAGAATGAATATTTCAGTAGGTGCAATATGTCTAGACCAAGGACTTGCTTCATCACAACAAGTACGTCAGGGACAACTTTCAAGAAGTATTTATTTATATATTCCTTCATATACTTTTAATCCACCTTTCGAACAAGCTTATTTATCAAATCCAGTTAAAAATATTAAATATACTGATATCTATCAATATCAAGTTATTAATATTGGCTCTAATCAAGTATATAATAATTTAATTACAAATGGTATAGCAAATGTTAAATCAGTATTAGTTCTTCCTTTTTATAGTGCTACAAATTCTACTTTAGCAAATGTTACAGTAGGAGGTGCTCCAGCAGGTAGAACACTTGTAAATGGTAATACTGGATTTCTTAATGGTGTTCCAGTCTGGCAAAGTCCATTTGATGTAGCGGGAACTGGACCTACATCTCCTCTTTGTTGGATTACTAATTTCAATGTTCAAGTTTCAGGTCAAAATGCTATTTATAACACTGAGAAATATAACTTTGAACAATATAATAATCAATTATATGGTCAGAATGCAGTTAATGGTGGAATGACTGATGGTCTTAATTCAGGTCTTATTTCACGTCAAGCTTTTGATATGTGTTATAATTATTATTATGTTAATGTTGAAAGAATGTTACCAGCAGAACAATCTGTACCTAAATCAATCCAACTTACTGGACAAAATTTAAGTGCAAAAGCCATTGATTTGATGGTATTCGTAGAATTCGGGGTCGATACTATCAATATCGATATTCTTACCGGAGCTCGTGTCTAAGGTTTTTTATAAAATCAAAATTTTTTATTTCAACATATTTAAATATATATTGTATATATATATTTATAAATGGAAAACGAATTTATTTATATTAATGGTTATGAAAACTTATATAAAATAAATAAATTAGGAGAAATTTTTTCTTGTATTTATCAGAAAAATATGATTCCACAATTATGTAAACAACAAAATTATTTTAAAGTTTCATTAACTAAAGAAGGTAAACGAATTAAACAAAGTATACATAGATTATTAGCTTTACAATATATAGATAATCCTGATAATTTACCAGAAGTAGACCATATTGACCGTAATAGAACTAATAATTGTCTCAGTAATTTAAGATGGGTTTCAAGAATTGAGAATCAAAATAATAAAAAGACTAATTTATCTAATCTAACAGAAGAAGAAAAAGAAATTAAAAAACAAGAAATGAAAGACTATAAAGCAAAATGGGCTAAAGAACATTATGTTAAAAAAGAAAAGAAAGAATTAACTGAAGAAGAAATTGAATTAAAGAAACAGAAAATGAAAGAATATAAATCAAAATGGATGAGAGAAAAACGTGCAAGAGTATAATTTGGTATATCAGATTATTAATCTTAAATATTTAAATTTATAATAATATTATTAAATATAATATTATTATGAAACATGTTTTGACTATAGATGCAAGTATTCCACAATTACATAAAATTAGAAAAGGTAGAAAAGTAAGAGTAAAACATGGTAAAGGTGTTCATTTGGTCGTTAAACCTGAAACTTATAATATTGCTTTAAGAGCATTTGCTAAAGGTAATGGTACAGATTTACAATTAGACCAAGAAGAATTAGAAAGAAATTTAGGACTAACACCAGAAGAACATGAAGTTTTAGGAGAAACACATATGACTGGTGGCGGAGTTTTTGGTCCTAAAGTTGATAGATGGTTAGAAAAAAAAGGTTTAAGAGATGTAGCTTATCAATTAGGGGATAAAATTAAACCATATGCTAAAGCGGGTGCAGTAGGTGCAATTACTGCGGGTGCAGCCGGACTCGGTGCTCTTGGTACTTTTGGAAGTGGTGGAACATTAGCCCCATTAGCACCTTATTTAATTCCTGCTAGTGCAGGATTAAGTGCATTAGCAGTTGATTATTTGGATAATCCAGATAAATATCATGATACATATAGAAAAGTAAGACATGGTAATACATTAGAACGAAGTGAAGAAAAAGCAAAGGCTAATGAAATAATTAATCAACATCTTGGGACTAATTATGATTATATGAATAGAGCAGGTTTACAAAATGCAGGAGCAAATGAACTATTAAAACGAATGAATGATTCAGCTGTTGTACAAAAATATAAACCACCAATAAATTATACTGATATAAATCCAGAATTTTCTGGTTTTGGTGTTCATCATTCAAGACGTAAAAAATTAATGGAAGGTGGAACAATTGGATTAAATGGAAATCATGTAAGTTATGTTCCTCAAGCCTTGGTCTCTCAACCTTTAGCAGCCAATTTTGCCATGTCTCATATGCTTCCTACAGCTTATCAACACTTAAATAATGGTGGTGAAGGTTTGGGTTATACGACTGGTTCAGGACTAGGAACTGGACTTTATGCAGGTGGGTCAAGTGGAAGAGGATTTAAACAAGACACTGAATTAGCTTATGATGCTATTAGAAAAGGAGCACAAGATTTATATACAAATATATCACCAGTAGTACAAAATGCATTTCATACTACCGACGCTTTAATGCATGGTAAAGGAGTAAAAGAAGATGTAAGAAAAGTAGCTGAAACAATTGCAAAATATGACCCTGCTTATAATGTTTATAAAAAAGTTAGAGGTAAAGGAATGAGAAGAAGAAAAAGTTGTTAAAAAAAAAAATAAAAAAATATTTAGTAAATATATATATAAATATTAAATTATAATAATTATATATAAATGGCGTTATCAGATTCTCAAATACAAGAATTATCAAAAAAAATGAATATTCCTTTTGCGGAATGTTGTTTTAAAAATGAACTAGAAGCTCCTTTAGAATTCAATAAAAGTTATTTTATAAATATAGAAGATTCTCATGATGAAAATGGTAATGAGAATGAAGGAACACATTGGACATTTTTACAAGTAAATAAATATCCTAATGATAAAATAGAAAGTATTTATTTTGACAGTTATGGTGCTCCACCTCCGAAAAATGTTAAAGACGTAGTTGAAGAAACGACTGGAAAAAAAGGTTTACCTTATACTGAAAGAGATATACAAAGTTTATTAAATAATGCTTGTGGATATTATTGTTTAGCAATGGGTCATTATATTAATTCAAGTGAATATAGAAGTGGAAATTTATATAATGATGTAAATGATTTTTTAGAAATGTTTGATGATTTAAATACTAGTATTGATTTTAAGAAAAATGAATTTATTTTAAAACATTTCTTTAGAAGTAATGACCCTAAAAAAAGAGTACCAATAGAAATAGATAATATTTCTAAAGACAATGAAAAAGGTGGTATAGATGCATTTAAAATTCCTTGTTCTGTTAATCAATTATAATATATATAAAGGTTTAATAATATTACAATATATATAATGACAGAAGTTTTATATAATGAACCTCTCAAACAAGAACCTTATAATGTTATTTATTCTTCATATACTGAGTCACAGAAAAAAGCAACTTTAAAATATAGAGAAAAAAATAGGGATAAAGTAAATGAACAAAGAAAACTATATTATAAACAACGTAAAGAAAATGACCCTCAATTTCTAGAATATAAAAGAGCTAAAAGTAGAGAATATTATCAGAGAAAGAAAGCTGAAAAAGATATTGATGTAAGAATTGATGAACCAAAAGAAGAAGAGAAAGTTATAGAAGAAGAAACTGTTATAGAAACAAAACCTATTGAAGAGGTAATTGAAGTAAAAGAAAAACCAAAAAGAATTAAAAAGGTAAAAATACCTGAACTAGAACCACAACCCGAAGTTATTAAATCCGAACTAATTGAATTTAATAAACCACTTGAAGATGATAATGCTGTTTCAATTATACCCGAAAATACTATTTCTAAAAAAAGAAAAAATAATAAAAAATCTAAAGTAGTATATGAAGTATAATTTTTTTAATTTTATTTAAATATATAATGTATATATATAAATAATGGAAGTTCAAAAAGTAATAAGAGTTAATTTAAATGATTTTGAAAAAAGTGAATTAATTAATTTTGCTTTACATAAACATAGAATTTTTATAATGACTCAAATAGAAAATAATATTTATATTCATCCAGATGAGAAATATGAACAATATGTCAATTTAGATTTTATTTTATATACAATGTATAATTGTTTAATGTTAGGTTATGACGAAAGTCATATTATAGATAATTTAAATAATCAAGGTTATATGCATAGTTTCAAATGGTTCTGTGAGGACTATGGAATTTTTCAAATAATTTAAATATTTAAAATTTTCATTATATTATATAGTATAATGAAAAGAAAACTTGAAGAAGTTGAAAGTTCTAATGATGATAATTCTAGTACCGATTCAAGTGATTCAGAAACTTTATGTAGTTCAACATCTTCTGATACTGATAACGATTCTTCGTCTTCTTTCAATTCTCATGATTGCGAGACTGATTCAAGTCATGAATCAGAAGAAAGTGAAGTAGAGGAAGACCATCCTGAAAAGAAATTTAGAAATAAATATGATAATTTTTGTATTTATAAAATTGTTTCAAAAAGTGAAAATGATGATAATATATATATTGGTTCTACTATTGATTTTGAAAGACGTAAAGAACAACACAGAAAAAATGTTGATAATAAAAATGGTATTCAATATTATACTTTACTTTATAGGTATATTCGTAATAATGGTGGATGGGATAATTTCGTTATGGAGAAAATAATAGAATGTTCTGTTTGTGATAAACGTTCTGGATTTATTTTAGAAACAGAATATATTATAAATTATAAAGCTACATTAAATACTGTTTATCCTATTACAGATTTTGAAGAAAGAATGAATTTAATTTAATCTATTATGTGAGCGGGCGAAGTGTGTATATATCATTATCTAATATAATGATATATATTCGTTAAAAGTTAAATAAATAATATTAAATATAGATAAAATTAATAATCCATACATATATATACAAATATAATTAATTATTTAAGTAAAAATAACATATTATCATTAATTAAAAATTTTTAATTAATGATAATATGTTATTTTTACTATTTTTT